CTGCAGGTAGACATAGGTGTTCATATCCCAACTGCTCTGATAAAATGTAACCGGTTAGGTCGTTCTCATGAAGTCTCTGCATAATAATTATGATTGCGCCCTTCTTTGGGTCGTTTAGACGGGTCTGCAGCGTGTTCTTAAAGAAAGCTATTGACGCTTCTCTTTCTGATTCACTGTTGGCCATTAACGGGTTCTGCGGATCATCTACAATGATTACATCTCCGCCTTCTCCGGTAAGACTGCCACCGACGCTGGTGGAGAACATCATTCCATGGTGGTTGTTCTTGAATTCGTTCTGCCTGTTCACGTCGTCCTTGAGTGTGAACCGGTCTCCCCAGTTCTCCTGGTACCATGGGCTTAAGATTATGTCCCTGGATAGGACATTATGCTTCCTGGACAAGTTATCGCTGTATGAAACCTTAATAAAACGCTTCTCTGGCTTCTTGATCCATGACCATGCTGGGTAACAGACAGTTGTCTGTATGGATTTCATGTGTCTCGGTGGGATATTGATTATAAGCCTCAATATCTCGTTGTTTTCTACTGCCTGAAGGTACTCACTTATTAAATCGATATGCCAGTTCTCTACATACGTTGTGCCTGGTTCGATTACCCTCCATGCTTGTTTGATGAACTCTGAAAGGTTGCGCTCTGCCTTCTCCTTTTGGAGCGCTGCCTGCAAAGCGTCAACATTAAACATCGGGCTCTGTATGTAGTTTTTCCAGTAGCTGTTCAAGCTCTGTGAGCTCCTCATCTGATAAGCTTGAAAGATCCAGGTCTCCTGGACTCATTACCTTGACCTCGCCCTGGTGAGTTATCTTTGCCTCTCCGCTTATCTGTTTATTCTCGGTGGATTCGCCACGGCTCAATCTCTCGATTTTAACCCCAACATCGACCAGGCGCACGATGTCAGTGGCAGTTATCTCCTCCTCTGGTATGGTTAACAGCCTTTTGGCCGCCTTCTTGATCATCTGGGAAGCCAGCAGCGCATGGTTCTTTCGCATCTCGATAATCTCTTCTTCGCTCTTCTCCCTGGCCATTGCGTCCAGGTATGCGTCGTATGCTGCTGCTCTGTTTACCCAGTCGTTCTTTGCGCTTAACTTTCGTAGATGGTCATAAGAAAATCCTATCTTCTTAGCCAGCTTTGAAAGGTTTCGCGTTCTGATTGGCCGTTCAGCTGTGTTCATATCCCGGTACCAGCAGAACTTTTGATACTCCCTCGGTGTCTCTCCGGGTATTCTGTCCCATAGGTTCTCCTGCTCCTGCTCTTTGCGTTTCCCCATGCTCTCTGCCTCCTTTCTTTGATTTTGTGAAATAATAAAAGACAGGCCTTGATCTTTGGTCTGTCTTTGCTTTTAATTTTTATATATTTGTTTTATCCGTTGCAACAAATTCCTGAAGGCTATTTTTATTTTAGCTATTAGGAGGGTTATACCCCCCCCCCGAAATTCCGTTCAGTTTGTCGTTCTCCTGCTTGAGCTGCATGTACTGTAGCTCCTGGTCGCCTCTCTGGCAAGTTACGCCGATGTTTCCTGTGAAGCGCACGTATCTGTTTATGATCACGTCGCAGTACCTTGGATCCAGCTCCGCCATGTAGCAGCGTCTTCCGGCCATTTCGGCTCCGATGAGTGTACTGCCGCTGCCTCCGAAGAAATCAAGCACCAGGTCTCCCGGCTTGCTGCTGTTGTCTATGGCTCTGACTGCCAGCTCCGCTGGCTTCTGTGTTGGATGCTCTGCCCCAGTCTCTCTGGCTACTTCCCAGACAGTGCTTGCTTTGCTTTCCGGATAAAGGCATACGCTCTTTCCTTCACTTAAACGAATGTAACGAATTTTCTTGCCCTTCGGTGGTTTGTCATTTAAGAATACCTTTCCTCCAGATCCATCAGTTAATACAACACCTCCTGTGAGAACTGTTGCCATCTGGTCTGCGTCTCGAAGGACTACCTTCCAGGTTGTTCTCTGGGCTCTATCTCCGTAGAAGTGTGCGCTCTGGCCGGCCTTCTCTGCATAAAAGCACGGTTCATGCGCCCATTGGTAGTCTGCATGGCCCAGTACTGGTGCGTTCTTTACCCAGATGATGTATTGTTTCTCTATCAAACCTGCAGCTGTCATGGCATCCTCGAAATCTCGCCTTGTGCTGCTTGCGTGCCATATATAAAAGGCTGCATCTGGATCCGTGAATTCTACATAGTTTTTGAATGCCGGTATTAAAAGGTCACCCATCAGATCATCGCCGGTGAGGTCATCGTTCTTGATCATGTCAAACTTTCCGCTCTGGGTCTCATAGCTTACTCCATATGGTGGGTCTGTATTGACCATCTGTGCCTTTTCTCCTGCCATCAGCTTCTCTATGGTGGCCCTGTCGGTTGCACTGCCGCATATCAGCTTATGCGTTCCGAGGTACCAAACGTCCCCGGCTTTGCTCATTGGTATGTTCTGTACTGCTGGAGCTGCGTCCGCTTTGTCGTCTACGGTGTCGTCTGCTCCTTCCATGGCTGCAATGATAGCCGCCAGGTCTTCCTCTGAATAACCGGTTAATTCCACCGGAACTTCCCCGGTGTCCATGTCTCCAATTAAATCGACCAGCATTGTTGTATCCAACGTGGAAAGCTCCGCCA